CCATTTCAGCAATGGCCTCAAGAATTCAATGAGACTGCTTATACGCCAGAACAACGGCAGTTGCTTGATGAGATGATGCAATACTTTCGGACAGGCGAATGAGTCATCAGGCGCAGATGGATTTTGTAGCGGGATTAAGTCTCAAGTTTCCTGAGTTGTTTATCAGAAAGAATGTACTTGAGATTGGTAGCCTAAACATTAACGGATCAATCAGGCAGTTCTTTCAACAGTGCAACTATGTTGGCGTTGATATTGGCGCAGGACGAGATGTGGATATTGTCGCTAGAGGCGAAGAGCTTACCTACGGCGACGAATCTTTTGATGTGGTTGCAAGCTGCGAGTGTTTTGAGCATAACCCTCACTGGGTTAAAACGTTTGATAACATGGTGAGGATGGCTAGTTCGCTGGTATTCTTTAGTTGCGCTACCACTGGACGCAAAGAGCATGGCACAAGCCGTACAACGCCCCATGACGCGCCGTTCTGTGGTGACTACTACATGAACCTGACCGAAGAAGATGTGCGCCGTGAGTGCGATTTAAGCGCATTTAAAGTATATGAATTTATAGTGGACTATAAGGTCAATGACTTATACTTTTGGGGGATTAAATGAAGACTGGACTTTATGCAAACATCAACGCTAAACAAGCGCGTATCAAAGCAGGCAGTGGTGAGAAAATGAGAGCGCCGGGTAGCAAGGGTGCGCCTACTAAGGCAGACTTCGTGAAGTCAGCTAAGACTGCCAAGAAGCCTACCCGTAAATAATTGCTTGGCGCGGTATCCTTCCCGCGCTTTACCCCCGCCATTCGTCTCCGGCGGGGGTTTTTTAGTCGCTAGATAGCAACCCGCCTTCAAACAAATAGGTTCCCATGTGTCCTAACTGGCACCAAGGAGCTGCATGTACCTTGCCGCCGATAGCACGCCACTGATGGCAGAAGTAATAATCCTCAGACAATAGGCGTTTGCTCTCAGGATCAATCGGATCAAGGTAGAAGGCGTGTATTTCCTGCCCTGCCAAGTGGTTCATGTCGCTCACATAGATTGGCGTGTGCGGCTTTAACTCATCAAACACCCTGCGCTTAATCAGCATAAAGCCCGTGCCAATAGCTGACACTTCGCATGGCTGATCGACTGGCACTGTGACTGAAGACTCAGAATTGAGCAGGTTGACTACGAAGCTGCCGGTATGGTTTTGCAGGTTCTCTTTCTTCTCCAGCGCTGCCTGCCTTACCGTTTCCCAGTTGATTTCTTTCTTTGGGTAGATTCCGCCAATGATGTCTACGTCAGACTCCAGCATCTTGACTGCATCTTCCGCACGGAACCTGATGTCAGCATCAATCCAAAACAAATAGTCAGCGTCACTCTGCAAGAACTGGTGTGCCAGATTGCAGCGTGCGCGAGTAATCAGGCTTTCGTTAAACATAAAGGCGCAAGATGTCTTGTAGCCCTTGTTCCCCAAAACACCAATTAGGTTGATAAGAGACTGTACGAAAACTCCAGTGCATTGACCGCCGTACATTGGTGTTGCTATAAAAATATGTTTTTGCTTGTCCATGTTTTCTCCGAAAGTGGGGCGTGCCGCAGTAACGCTGCGCCCCGCAACGTTCCTAACTATCCTCGGAGGAGGATTCACCCTGCGACTGATGGGGGTCTAGTTCATTACCAAGTAAAGTCAGCAGGTCAGGCAGGCGCAACAAGGCCAGCGATTTACCGCCATCCTCGCGCATGATTACCAGTGGGATTTGTCCAGCTTCGCAGGCTCTCTCTGCTTGCTCGATAAAATCATAGACTGCAATCTTACGCCTACGTTTGCATTCAATAAGATACTTACCAAGGATCAAGTCACCCTCATCCTTCACCTGATACTGCTTCAGGTTACGGCGAATGCGCACTCCCAGCACATCAAATATCTCATTAGCTACTTCGCGCTCATAGGTCGCGCCACGTTGCCTGCTGATTTTTGCCATTAGTAACAGTTCGTAGTGCAGTTGTTCCCATAGCAACAGGTGGTGCAAGTAACGCAGCGCCCCTGATCGCAATAGGTGTTGTAAGTACAGGCAGCGTAAACCATTGGTGCGGCAACTGCCAGCCAAAGTGCGAATAAATATTTCATATTAGTTCTCCCTAGAAAGGAATATCCTCATCGTCTTTCCGCTTAGATGGTGCAGGGTTTCGATTACCGCCACCTGTGTGTGCTGCCGGTTGCCAGTTATCTTCCTTCAGGCTGATAAGCGGTAGACCGCCTGAAGTATCCTTAGTCCACCCGGCGATCTTGATCGTGTCACCCGGTGCGTAATGCTCACTGACGCGCAATTCACCCTTCCAGTTGGGAATGCCATTGCCCTGCTTGCGGTTGGTGAATAGTGCGCCTGTACCTACTTTGCGTTCTGCCTTGTCGTAATCACTCATTTTCTTTCCCTTTAACTAATGAATAGCGTGCAAACTCTTTGTTCCCTAGCCGCACTGATTGTGTAACGATTGTCTTGCCATCCTTCCTGAGTTCTTCGATGCGTGCCGCCAGCCGAAGCACGCCATAAAGTCTCAAGCTATCCAAAGCGGTAATGGATTCACCCCTCTCCAAGTGATTTAGAATCATCTGGTTTTGGCTTTCACCCTTGCCGCCTGCTGGCTTTATCCCTTTTTTATTTCTTCATCCAAGAACCCCTTGATCGTCTTGACACCGTTCGTCCAGACTTCAAACAAGGTTTTGTTCTCTGCTTCAATCATGCCCAGTACAAAGTCGTTCGGCTCTTCCAGCATATTGATCTTTGAGAGTTTCTCCGCAGCGTTGTACTTCTTGGAGTTGTGGATGTTCTCCACCATGTCAAGGTAGGCAGAGACAAACTCTTCATCGTTCGGGCAGACCTTATAAGGCTGTGGCGTATTGGGCAGCATGAACGGCACACCAGCGCCAGCAACGGGTTGTTCTACTACTTCCACCTGTACTGGCTGCACTTCCTGCGGCATGACTAGAGGGTCTTTACGCGCATTCGGGATCGTTTCAACTTCAGTTTCGTCAAGCATTCCGAGTCCACAATGTGCAAGAACCGCCCGCCGAATTGCTTTCGTAGTTGCTTTAAGGATGCCATTAGCGAGTTTTTCTCCGGTAAGATTCCCAACATCCACTGCACCCTGATTTTCTGAAACTCTGCCATCAGCTCCGGTGCATCTAACCGAGACAAGGTAAATTCCATCAACACGTTCTCGATGCGTAATCTGAGTGGATAGCTTGTGAATAGCGCAAAGTTGCTGCGTTGCGCCAGCATTCGCATAAAGGACTTGTTTTCCATTGAGTGTCAAAAGGTCAAAGGGTTTTGCGGCAGGATCAAGGCCAGATTGATGACAGCGAAACAGATAGTATTGCTGCTTCTGCGTTTCATTAAGACCAGACAAGTCACCTCGTAAAACGATAGATGATTGAATGGCTGGATCAAGTGTCAGCGCACCAGAGGATTCGCCGGATAGATTGACTACGTTACTCATGATTGCCCCTTTCTTTCATCATGGCATCTGCAATCTCATATGCATTTCTGACAATCTGAGGAACGGGGTCATATGTTTCTGACGCTAACAAGCCCTGCATAGCTTTAGCCGCAAAGTAATCGCGTAAGTCCATGCCATCACTACCTGCGCCTGTGTATGGAAATGCTTTCATATTTTCGTTGTTCATATCATCCTCACTTCAAAAGAAATCGGCGTGAGCCGGGTTGTTCGACAACAAACTTTTCATACATGTCGGGCATGGAACTCTTAAACAAGTCTTTAGAGAATGTCTTAGTCGGCTTGCTGTTCTTCCACGTTGCAAGAATCTTCCCGTCATAGGTAGCAAGTTGGCCTGACTCCATCATGTAGCCTTGAATCTTGGCGGTTAGGGCATCTTCCTGCGCTTCGATTGCCTTGCGCTGTTCCTTAATAACTTTGAGCATCTCGCACGCCTGCTCAAGCTCTGACGTTGCCATCAGGCTGCTGCCGTTGTCTTCCTTGTAAACAATCTTTGCAGCATCACCCATTGTTTCAGGATCAAACCTGCGTGCTTGTATCCTGCCCCAGAACTGTGCCATCTCACGGGCGTGCATATCCCACTGTTCAGCAGAAAAGGATAGTGGATAGCCAACAATCTCCTGCCCACCAAAGCAGACAATAAGGATAACGTTCGGGATACGGTGGACTAGGGATTCATGTAGACACTGGACACGGTAGCCAACATCTACATCTGTGGTGCCATCATCACCATACTTGCGGCGCTGATGAACACCAAGGTTCTTGACCTCATAGAGTGTTTGCCCATCTTCGCTGATGTAGTCGAAGTGGCTTGCCAAGAAGTTGTGCTGCGGGTGATGCAAGGCGTAGTCAGCATCTTTGAAGTTGATGCGCTTACGGCGTGCATATTCGCGCATGATTGGTTCTTGCATGACAAGACCCATCTGCACTGGTTCAACATCGGAAAG